CGATGACAACCAGTATGTTGTCGCTGAGGGCGTATCCGGCTCAACAGGCGGCACGCTGAAGATTGCAGAGCCAGGCTTGCGTCAGGCAATCCCAGCGGCAGAAACTGCAATCACTGTTGTTGCAACAGGTCCGCGCAACGTGGCGTTCAGCCGCTCGGCTGTGTATCTGGCAACCCGTGCTCCTGCGCTGCCTTCGGTTGGCGACATGGCCGACGACCGCACGCTGGTGACAGATCCGCGCTCCGGCCTCACTTTCGAGGTTTCGGTGTATCGCCAGTATCGCCAAGTCAAGTATGAGATCGGCATTGCTTGGGGTGTTGTTAACACCAAAGCCGAGCACAGCGCGATCCTGCTGGGTTAATGTTTACAGGTGGGGCGGCGCAAGTCGCCCTACTCACTAAGCATTAAGGGGCTTCAAGATGACGCTAATCATTGAAGATGGAACGGGCGTATCGGGCGCGGACAGCTACGTCACGGTGGCGGAATGCGAAGCCTTTTCGGATAAATTCTTCGGCACGCCGATCACAGGCACAACGGCTGAGATTGAGGCCGCGCTTCGTCGCGCTGCGCTGTTCATGGACAGCTTCACATGGAAGGGCCACAAAACGCATGGCCGCGAACAGGGCTTGGCATGGCCCAGAAAGGACGTGGAAGATGGCGAAGGACAAGAAATACCCGAAATCGAAATCCCGCAAGAAGTAAAAGACGCGCAGTGTATTTTTGCGCGGGCTGAGGCGGAAACGCCTGGCCTTCTAACGCCTGTTGTGAACATTGCCGACAAGAAGGTGCTGGTGGAGGTTAAGGGCATTCGCTGGCAGCCGCGCGCCGCGCCGAACACGGTGGAGGCTTCGCGGCCTGTTGTCACAATGGCGATTGATAAGGTTCAGGGCTTGCTAAAAGCGGCTGAACCTAAATTTCTGCTGCGGGCGTAAGCGCGATGAGCGGGTTTGATATAGCCAAGGAAGTAAGCGAGGCGCTTGCTGAGGTTGCCCGCGATGTAGGTGACGGTGAGTTTACTGTCACGATCCTGCGCCCAGCTTCACAGCCACAAAACCCTTGGGATCCGCCAGCGGGTGCGCCGACTGAAATCGTGCTGCGCGCAATGATTGAAACCTTCACGCAAGATCAGATCAATGACACGCTTATCAAGGCGGGCGACAGAAAGGTGTTTCTGGACGCAACTGGCATTGTGCCGACAACCGCTGATCGGGTGCTTCTGCCTGAGGGTGAGTTTGCAATTCTGTCTGTCATGCCTTTTGCGCCTGCTGGCGTGCCTGTGTATCACGAACTGCATTGCAGGCGGTGAGGCATGTCGCGCCGCGCCCAGCTAAACCGCATTGAAAGGCTGATAACCCAGCTTGAGCCGCAAGTGCGGGACGCATTCCTTGCCGCTGTGATTTCAGGGCGTGACGCTGTTGATATGCGCGCGCTGGAGGCGGCTTTGCAGGCTGGCAACATAGCGCGGGCGGTGGAGTTGATGACGCTGCCGCAAGGCGTTTTGTTTCCGCTCGATCAGGCGCTTGTCGGTGCTTTCGCAGCAGGTGGCGCAACGGTTACGGAATCGGCGCGGCGGGCTGGTGTTGTGTTTGGCTTTGACGGGCGGCACCCAAGGGCCGAGGCGTGGGTGCGCGATCATGTCGGCACCCTTATCACGAACATTGCACGAAGCCAGCGAGAGGCCACGACAATGGCCGTGCGCAATGTTATCGAGCAGCAGCTAGTTGCGGGCGTAGCGCCGCGCACAGCCGCGCTGGATATCGTCGGGCGGGTTGATCGGGCAACGGGCCAGCGAGTGGGCGGTATTCTTGGCCTAGACGTGCCGCGCGCTGATCGGCTGTTGACGGTATCGAATGCAATGCGCACGCCGGAGGGCGTTCAGTCGATTGTGGTGCAAAGCAGGGACACGGGCGCGTTATCGGTGAAATACAAAGTCAACGCTGCCACGCGGTTGCGGATCTTGCGCGCGTATCGGGCAGGGACAGCCGTGCCGGAGGCAGAGCGGATTATCAGCCTGAAGCAATACGGAAACCAGCTATTGCTTGAGCGTGGCGAAACGATATCGCGCACGGAGGCGATCACGGCGCTGCGTGCGGGCAGGGCTGAGGCGTTTGAGCAGGCGATAGATCAGGGCTTAGTTGAGCGCGAAAAGCTAGTGAAGGTGTGGTCTGCGACAATGGACGACAGAACGCGCGAAGATCATCAGGCCATGAATGGCGTGAGCGTGCGCGAGGGCGAATTGTTTACGCTGCCGGACGGTTCGCAAATGGAATATCCCGGCGATACAAGCCACGGCGCGCCAGCGGAGCAAGTGATAAACTGCCGCTGTTATACCAGCTATCAAGTCGAGTGGATTAAGCAAAATGGCTAAAACATTCACAGCACAGCTTGAGAATATCGCGGGCCTGATTGAAAAGGACTTGCAGAACATTTTGCGGCAATCGGCGCAGGATGTTGGCAACATTGCCCAGACGCCAGCCGCGCAGGGCGGGCCGATGCCTGTTGATACGGGCTTTTCTTCGCAACAGCTTCGCCAGCGAAATAAACGGCTCGCCAGTCGCAAGCGGGCCAGATGCGCATGTCTTGGCAATCGCGCAAATGGAACCGGGCGATATGCTAAGGATGGGCTGGAGCAAGGGGTATGCAAGGCGCAGAAATTACGAGCCAGTGAACGGGCGCAGCTTCCGCGATGAGGCGGCGGCGCAGTGGCAACAGATCGTGGCAAAGAACGCAAGGGCGGTGCGCAGATGATGGATTTCAAAGCAATATCGCAGGCGCTTGGGCAAAGGCTGGCAGCAATGCCAAACGTCCCGCCTATCGTCTGGGGCAACAAGTCGGCTGATTTTCCAAAGCCGTATCTGATCGCACGGCACCAGCCTGTTTCGCGCGACAATGCTACGCTGGACAACACGATTGACGACGAGCAGATCGGGCTTTTCTTTGTCGATGTTGTGGTGGAAAGCGACACGTTTGAGACGCAGGCTGAGGAAATAGCGTGGGACGTTGCGCAGCAGTTTCGCAAGGGTTTGAGGCTTGCGGCAACGGGCGGTGTCGTGCTGATCGACGCGCCTGCCGAACCTGTTGCAGGCTTTCACAGCGAGGGCAATGAATGGCGGATGCCTGTGCGGATCCGCTACAGAACCGAAAGCGCGATTTACGTTAATCCGTGGTCCGCTGAATTTGCCGAGGAGTTTGGCTAATGGGAACAAAACGCACGATTTCAGCGCTGATGGATTTATTTGCGCCAGGGCAGGCTGAGGGCAGCATAACGCCGGATCGGGTTCAGGATTTGGTGGAAACGCTGCGCGGCGGCTGGGGACGGATCAGGCTTGATGCGCCAGCGGCGACGAATATCACGGCGCAGAACGTATTTGTCAAAGCGGCAGGGACCACGATTGAGTGCCCTGAGTGCTACGGCTTCGATATGCCGGAAGATAACCGACTGCGCTACACAGGCGGCGTGGAAGCAAGGATTGAGGTTGCAGCGGGCGTGAATGTCACAGACGGCTCAAATCGTGCGTTTGAACTGGCGTTTGCGGTAAATGGCGTAATCCGCGAAGAAACGGCCCGCGTTGTCAGGCTTGGGCCGGCTGTCAATGTTGAGGGCGCGGTGCTTCTGGGTGATTTTCGCGGCAATGAAAACGACTATGTGGAAATCTGGATCAGGAACTTGACGGACACGCAGAACCCGACATTGACGCGGATTTACCTGCGAGCGCGGGCATATGTGCTCTAGTATAGCGCAGCCCGCGTTTGTGTGTTAAATTGCTGCCAATAGTTTGCCCATGCGCGCGGGCTGGCATCCGCTAAACAGCGCGAAACCGTAACTTGCCAGAATGAGGGCGAAATGACACGAACACATATCGGAAAGCAAATCTGGGTGGCTACTGCGCTGCCTGCAACAAACGACGACAGCGGCTTTGAGGCTTTGTCTTGGGTGCGCGTCAACGGCTTTGTCGGTGGCTTGCAGCTTGGCTTTGAGGCTGAGAATGTTGATATCCCTGATATCGGATCCGGCATCACGCTCGGCGCGAAGGGTATGCGCACAGGCGTTGACAGCGAAGTCGCGTTTCGGCGCGTATCCGGCGACACTGGCCAAGGCAATCTGAAAACCGCTGCTGATGGGTGCCAGACAGAAGGCTCAATCAAGGTTATCTCTGCCGCTTGTGACAGCGCAGCCGAGCCCGGTGATCGCGTGCAATACGCGCAGGGCTATTTCCACAGCTTCATGGAAAACGAAATTGAAGAAGATGGCTATGAGGGCTTCACTGTCAACTTCAAGCAAAACGCGCCGACTGTGGATGCAACTGAGCCAGCCTAATGTCTGACGCATTCACTCATGCGGGAACGCAAGTATTTGTGTCGGGGGATGGAGTTAGCTTCATCCCTCTTTTAGGATATGCGGGCGGCTTGCAGTTTGGCATGTCTGAGGAACTGGCTGATCGGCAGGGCTTCGATGACGGCATCGCCAGACAGCGCAAGGTTGGCTCACAGGGCGCTTCCAGTGAGATTGCAGTGCGCCGCATAGACGGAGACGCAGGACAGGCTCTGGTGCGCAGCCTGACGCCTCTCACGGCAGACGGGCGCGGCTATATGCGCGCGGAATACCCAGACGGGCGGGTGCTAACGGCTGAGGGCTTGTTTCACAGCCTGACAGAAAACGCGATTGATGCGGGCGAATATGTGGGCTTTACGTTTACGTTTTCGCAGCAAGAACCTGAGGTGGAAACGTAATGGACTTTACAAAACTTGGCTCGCTTTTAGACGATCAAGAAACGTGGTTGCATTTGGAGATTGCGGGCAAGCTGC